ATCATAAGTAAAGATCACTGCTCACATTGTTGGGCATATTGGAAAACAAGGAGACAATGGTAATGATTATTGAAGATCAAACAGTAGAAGTAAAAGTGTATGACCACAACGATGCAGTAGTGTTTGTATATGAAAAACGGTATGAGCGCACAGGGGAGAAAACTGAGGGCGGTAGCGATATATTCAGACATTGGCAGAATGTAGTAACTGCTATACCTGTTAACTTTGGGTATGAACATTCTTTAGATGATGATGATAAGTATAAACTTGTAAAGAATGTAGCTGACGCCTTGGCTGCACTGTACGAATATGAGACAGATGGCTATGAGATGGGTGTGTCATACTATATCAATCAACACCAGTATGTTAACGGCTAAGGAGACAGCCATGAATATCCCCAAGCAGAGTGCTACTATAAAACAGATAGTGGACTTTTACCTACACTCACCTGACTTCGCACGTCTTGCAGGGTCTACTCAGAAAGACTATGAGATACATCTAGCAGCGGTGTGTGATACTCAAGTGGAAGGTAAAAAGCTTGGGGCCTATCGCAATAAGCAAGTCAAGGTCAGACACTTGACGCAAGCGTATGATAGCTGGCTAGACGTAGGTGTTCGTACAGCTAACTATCGTAAGGCTTGCCTCAGTACAGCGTGGAAGCATTCAATGCGTTATGATGTGATGGTACACAATCCTGTGCATCTTATCAAAACACAGAGCAGTGGTCCTAGACGTGTGTACTGGCAAAGAGATCAAGTTAAATCATTCCTTGATAAAGCTTATAGCGACTTCCGTTGGCGCAGCATTGGGCTGATCGTTCACATGGCATATGATTGGGGTCAGCGTGTAGGGGATATGAGACTTCTACATTGGTCAGCGCTAGACCTAAGCCAATGCAAGATGGACTTGACTCAGAGCAAACGCAATGCAGAGATACACCTTCCTATCTCTCAGGGTTTGTGTGACATGCTGCGCCAACAGAAGGAAGACTTTGGGTTTCAAGACTATGTAGCTCCACGCATTAAACCACGTGCAGGGGCATACACACCCTACGATAAGGAAGAGATATCTGTGTTGATCAATGATGTTCTAACAGCGGCAGAGCTTCCCTCTTACTTAACAGCTATGGATCTCAGGAGAACAGCGGTTAAAGAGATGATGGAAGGTGGTGCAGATATGCTTACAACGGTTCAGGTAACCGGACATAAAAACATTGCATCACTTAAATCCTATCAGGTAAACACATTGAGTGGTGCATCCAAAGCACTAGCTACAAGAGGTAATGATGATGGGTAATTGGAAAAAGCATAGAGACTTTGCAGAAGGGGTTACGTTAAGCAACCCTAACTATAGAGGCCACTGCCCTTTCTGTGGTGGTAAAAACACATTCACTGCAAACAAAGAGCTATCAACACTGCAGTATAACTGCTACAAGCTTGGCTGTGATGTCGGCGGTAGGTTTGACTCAGATATGACTGCATCAGATGTTATGAAGGTACTACGCCCAGCGCCTGTTGAACCGGACAAAGAACCGGACACGATGGTAATACCAGCACAGTTTGTACGCCCAGAGACAGATCACAAATTGTTTCATCGTTTCATCATACGTTGGGGGTTACGTAGCATGATAGCAGATGGTAGGATCAACCTCTACTATGACGTACAAAAGGAACGTGTAGTGTTTCCCATATATAAGAAGGGGCGCATCATAGACGCAGTAGGCAGGGCTGTAGGACATAGCTCACACCCTAAGTGGTATCGATACACAGGCGAATCAGATTACTACATTGCATATGGCAAGAGAGAGCTACGACAGAATACAGTAGTACTTGTAGAGGATGTTGTATCAGCCCTTGTAGCTATACGGGAGTGCCCTTCCATAGATGCTATGGCTATCTTAGGTACTAGCATTAACGATAAGCACATGGAAGCACTTGACCTGTATGACAGGGTTGTGGTAGCGCTTGACCCAGATGCTGCAGATAAGACTCTTAAGTTCCGCAGAGACATAGAGTTATGGACAGGAAGAAAAGCTAAAGCATTACGCTTACAAGATGACATAAAGTATTGCATGACAGAAGATCTAGAATCATTAAGAAAGGTAACACAATGACAGAAGCTACAATTAAATTGACTCAACGCATGTTAGACAAATCAGAGATTAATGCTAACAAAACTGTTAAGAAGTTCTTGGCAGATGACTTTGGTATGGAGTATACTGACAACTTCTTTGATGAAGCCAAGCTTTCAGTAGAAGGTGAGTATGCTGATGGCACAGTAGCGAAGGTAAACTTTTTTAAACGCTCTGGGCGTGGAGATAAGATGATTAGCATACAAAGCTTAAATCATTACGCAGATGCAGGTGACATGGTTATCCTAGAATCTGACTGTGAGAGTATCGGAGATGGCACAGAGATTTATATACGGGTGTTTAGACCTATAGCAGATTCTATCTATGAAGAGAAAACAAATGACACATTGGCCTAATCAGAGTAAGTACTTTCAAGAGAGGAGACGTAAGCATAGGGCTTACACAGATAGGGTGAAGACAATGTTTGGTTGTAAAGTTTGTGGTTTCAATGCTCATCCTGCTGCTCTTCACTTTAATCATGTAGATCCTGATAAAAAGAAAGCACCTGTAAGTAGACTAATGGAGTATGCTATCAAGACTATTAAGACTGAGATAAGGAAGTGTGAAATCTTGTGTGCTAATTGTCACGCTATTCATACATACGATGAGAAACACCACTTAATTAAACAAGGGTAGATTTATGAGTAGGGTTAGGAGTGATGACTATAGGAAATATGATGCAGAAAGAAAGAGAAAACACCAAGCTAAAGGTCAGTCTATAATAAGAAGACTTAAAACTATGAAAGGTTGTGCTGTATGCGGTTATAAACAACATCACGCAGCCCTAGAGTTTAATCACATAGATCCTACAACAAAGTTATGTAATATAAGTCACGTAACACATTACGCAGTTTTTGGTAGGAACACTAAAAGTAAAAAGAAACTAAAGGATGAATTATCTAAATGTGAAGTGTTATGTGCTATATGTCACAGGATAAAAACATTTGAAGGTCAACACTGGAAGGTAAATAAATGATTGAAGTAACATATAAAGGTAGTATGGGTAACGATTTGACTGTAGTCAATGCTGCACGAGTAAGCTTTGGCAAGGAGAGTGAGTGGGACTATGAAGAGTCAGATGCTTACAGCTTCAAGCAACACATGAAAGCTAGGGATAAGAAGCTTATACAATACCTAGCCAAGCACAAGCACATCAGCCCATTCGGCCATTGCTTTGCCAGCTTCCACATCAAGGCACCAGTCTTTGTAGCTAGACAATTAGTCAAGCATAAGTTTCTACGCTGGAATGAGATTAGCCGTAGGTATGTGGATAGTGAGCCTGAGTTTTATGTACCTACTGAATGGCGTGGTAAGTCGGCTGACAAGAAACAAGGCTCAAGTAGTGAAGTCGTTAAAATGTTACACTGGATTATCGAAGACCCTGATCTTTCCGTTGATGGGCATACACACTATGATAATGTAAGTGACAACCCTAATAGATGGTCATCCTATGTAAACAAACAGGCAATAGACCTTTATAATGCTATGATTAACAGTCGTGTCTGTCCAGAGCAAGCACGTATGGTACTGCCACAGAGCATGATGACTGAGTGGTACTGGTCAGGTAGCTTGGATGCGTTTGCTGACATGTGTAAGCTTCGCTGTGCGCCTGACACACAAGCAGAGACTGCAGAGGTAGCATGGGCTATTAGCCTTAAAATGGAAGATCTATTCCCTGTGTCATGGGAAGCATTAAGGGATGAGTACTGATGAGAGGTAATATCAATGGCGCAATCAAGGCGTCAGCTATTGTAGCTTTACTTATAGCTGCGCCACCTGTATTGATAGCTATGACGTATGACGAGTATCCAAAGTACTGCAAGCTGTCGATCTTGCTGCCATGCATAGGAGTGGATGATGATTAAAGTAAATGACATAGAAGAGCATGAGGATGGTAGTGCTACTATTCAGATTGAGTGTGATCCAGATACCTTCATGGATATATTTGAGCATGGCTTTGTGGATCTAATAAAGAAAGGGCTAGACAGTGAAGTACGCAGTACAGATAGAGATTGATACAGGTGAGTGGCAGCTAGTGGGTGCTACTAACCCTTGGACATATGACTCAGGGCCTATGCTGTTTGATACGTATGCTGCAGCAGCAGCCCATGCAAGCACATGGAACACAGGAAAAGTGATTGATTATCAAGAATACATTAGGCCTATGTCAAAAGAGGAGCGCTTGAGAGCGTTTGAGAAGGAGCAAGCAAACAATGCTTAACTTTTTTAGTGGTATGCTAGTTATGTATTTACTTGGCATACCTTTTATGGAGCATATATCAGAGCCTTTGGATGAGGAAGACGAGGGCGCACCTATGAGGTTTGCATTGGCATGGCCCTTTGCTGCACTAGAGGTTATATGGATTAAGATTGTAGGAGATAGAGACGATGGAACTGGCACTAATTAAAACACTACTCAGCCGTGAGTTCTATGATCAACACAAAGGAATACGTTGTCCTGATAAGATCTTTTCACAGGATGTACGTAAGATTAAGCAAGCACTAGATGGTGCTATGGTTAAGTATGATGGTGATCTAACAGTAACAGACTTACATGCTGTGTTTAACGCACAGAACCAGAGCATGACAACGGCTACACGTACTGCCTATGATGATTTGTTTAATCGTATTGGCAGAGCAGATCCTATAAAGAAGGATATAGCAGAGGATACTTTATCTAACCTATTCCAACAGCATGTAGGTGATCAGGTAGCTTCACTAGGCTTCGACTTTGTGAATGGCAATCAAAATAGTCTTGAGCCTTTACGCCGATTACTTGAGGACTACAAAGATGATTTTACTCCTAACCTCCGTGTTGATTGGGATGACATTGACATTGACACGTTGCTTGCTGCCAACGATCTGCAAACGCAATGGAAGTTTAACATTCCAAGTCTACGTAGGAAGGTGGAAGGCGTTAGTGGTGGTCACCTTCTGTTGGTTGGCGCTCGTCCTAATACTGGCAAAACTTCTTTTCATGCCTCTCTTATAGCAGGGCCTGATGGCTGGGCAGCACAGGGTGCTAAGTGTATTGTGCTGTGCAATGAAGAGAGCTACGAGCGTGTAGGTGCAAGGTATTTGAGTGCTGCATGTAACATGACAATGGATGAGGTACGTGAGAACGTGTCGCTTGCACGTAAGCGCTATGAGCCTGTACGCAAGAACATTCGTATTAAAGACAGTACTAATAAGGATATGCAATGGGTTGAGGCTGTTGTAAAGAATGAGAAGCCTGATATTGTTGTGCTTGATATGGGTGATAAGTTCGCAACAAAGAACAGCGACAAGTCAGACATATACTTAAAGGATGCAGCTATCTATGCACGTAACATTGCTAAACAGTATGGGTGCTGTGTGATTTGGATGTCTCAGCTATCTGCAGTAGCAGAAGGTAAGGTGTTCGTTGACCAGTCTATGATGGAAGGGTCTAAGACAGGTAAGGCAGCGGAAGCAGATCTTATGGTCTTAATATCTAAGAACCCTATCGTTGAGGGTGCAGATGAGAGTGACACACAACGGCACTTGAACATTGCAAAAAACAAACTTAAAGGTGGATGGCATGGGGTTGTCCATTGTGAATTAGATGGGGGCCGATCCTTATACACGGCCTAGAGGATAAGACATGAGATTAGTATTAGATGTAGAAAACAGTATCACATGGCGTGATGGTAAGAAGTTAGGTGACCCCTACGAGCCATCAAATGATTTGGTACAGGTAGGTATGCTTAATGTGGATAATTGGAAGGATGAGATGATCGTCACTCTGAATCACAATGAGCATAGAGATACTAGCGGTACAGGCCGTAAGTTAATACAATCTGTACTGGACATGACTAAGCTTCTAATTATGCACAACGCCCAGCATGACCTTATGTGGTTGTGGGAAAGCGGATTCAAGTATGACGGTGCAATATATGATACCATGTTGGCAGAATATATCTTAGCTAGAGGACAGAAGATCCCTCTAAGTTTAGCAGCATGTGCAGAGCGTAGAGGTTTAGCAGAGCAGAAAGAAGACTATCTAGGTCAATGCATAAAGAAAGGAATAAACACACATGAGACTGATCTCAGTAAGCTTAGCCTTTATCTTAGGGCTGACCTGCTCACAACTTGTGAGTTGTACAAAGCCATCGAAGCCGACTATTCAACCCCTGAAAGCGCAACCCTTCATACAGTCAGAGACGTTACCTTCACTACCTGTAAAACCCTCACCGAAATGTACATGTCAGGAATCAGAGTTGATCTTCAAGAGTTACAACGAGTAAAGGAAGACTTTGAAAGAGAACTTGCAGACATAGAGGATAGATTGCAGCGCAAGGTAAAAGAGATTATGGGTGACACACCTATCAACCTTAACTCACCGGAGCAGATGTCACAGGTAGTATTCTCTGTAAGCATGAACAACAAGAAAGAATGGGCTGATATATTTGAATTCACTAATACACCACAGGAGTTTAAGTCTGCAGTAAAAGCTAACAGTAGACCTCTGTACCGTACTAAAGCATTCACGTGCCCTACATGTAAAGGCGAAGGAAAAACCTACAAAGTAAAGAAAGATGGTACAAAGTATGCAAGGCCAAACAGATGTAAGGACTGTGACTCAAGAGGATTCCAACTTAAGGATACAGCACAGGTAGCAGGACTACGCTTTACAGCGCCTAGCAAGAAGTGGGTTAGCGCTAACGGGTTTAGTACAGGAAAGGATAACTTAGATGTACTTATATCAACTGCTAAAACAAATAGTATGGATGATGCTGTCAGCTTTCTTACAGATCTTAAAAGGCTTTCTGCTGTGTCTAGCTATCTTTCTAGCTTTGTTGACGGGATATCTGTGTATACTAGAGATAGCGGATACCTTCATGTCTCTCTTACCCAGCACATAACAGCTACAGGTAGGTTTAGTGGACGTAACCCTAACATGCAGAACATGCCAAGAGGCAGCACATTCCCTGTTAAACGTGTATTTGTATCACGTTGGGAAGGCGGTAGTGTTATGGAAGCGGATTTTGCCCAGCTTGAATTTAGAACGGCTGCGTTCTTAGCTCAGGATGAGACAGCTATGGAAGAGATCTCTACAGGCTTTGACGTACACTCTTACACTGCAAAGGTTATCACTGATGCAGGTCAGCCTACTGCTAGGCAAGCAGCAAAGGAACACACCTTCGCACCTCTATTCGGCGCTACTGGATATGGTAGATCTAAAGCTGAGAGAGCCTACTACGAACACTTCAACGAGAAGTACAAAGGTGTGGCTGCATGGCACAAGAACCTTGCTGATGAGGCTATGCGCTTCAACAAGATAACAAACGTAT